TTTGCATTGTGATTCTTCACTTTGTTTTTAAGCATCTCTACGACTTTAGCAGAAAACTCTATTGCCTTATCGCTTTTGGTTCCTGCGCTACCAGCAGGATTTTTACCAGAACCACTGCGCCTTTCAGACGGCTTGGAAGGCGTCTGAGCAGAGCTTTTAGGCCCAGATCTCTTTGACTCTATAATTTCAATTTCAAAACCTTGTAGGTTCATAATTTGTAGCTTATTATTTATACACTGAAAATTAGTAATTAAGGAAATTATAATGGTCCATTTGTATTAAAGTTTGTGTAGCTCAGTCCTTTTAGCAAGCCGCTCATGGATAAGCCATTAGGATGAGGATAAGAATTTTGGTCCATATCGCAGTAAAAACTAAAATCTAAAACAGCATTTGCGCCGATTGAAGAGTCGTAAGAAAGGTCTTTAAATTTCGCTCCTCTAATATCATATCTAATAATAGTATCAGAGGCTTTGTTCATTTTAATTACTATATCGTATTTAGATTCTGATTTTATGTTTGATATTAAGTCCCCTGAATAAATTAAATTTTTATAAATAGCTGAAAAAGCACCTTCTATAGTGATTGGCGTATTTATTTGTCTATCTACTGGGTAAACATAGCCTAATGTCTTTAGGGGTTCTCTATCTAATGGGATAGTAAAATTAAAACCCTGAATTGCCGAGTCTTGTATGATTACATTTGATTTAGTTTTAGAAGTAGAACCCGCATCGTATACGTCTACCGTGATTTCTCCGGGTAATAGGACTGAAATTGAGTTACCTATTTCTTCGTATGCAGTGTCGTAATTAGGAATAGAGAAGCGAACTCCCGTATTAAGCAACCCACTCTTAGGTTCAACAAATGGAGATACAGCATTAGTACCGGAAGAATAATAAAGCACATTATGCGCCGTACAAGTAACTGAAGCTATTGGGATTTCATTAATCTTAGCATTTACTCCATAAGAAGTGATGAAGCAATTACCAAAAGCCAATACAGGGAATCCAGATAGGTTAGAGTTAATAACATCTGCGGGATTTGGGTTAATAGACAAGAAAAGATTTCTTTGGTCTCTGTATTTGAATGGGTATTTGAATGTGTTATTCGTCGGTATCGTTAAATTAGTATTATAAGCGAACCCTTGATCTCCAAAAGCGAATCCTGATAAGATATTTCCACTAGGATAAGTTTGCCCGCCATCAAATTGATCTAAATTTGGAAGCCCAAGATTTACATAAAAACCAAGTCTCGCTTCATTTCTTAAATCTTTAATGTTGTAATTGAAGCTAAGATTTATCTCTGGTGGTTTTAAGTTATGATCGTAAATTGTAGAAGCGTTTCCGATTTCAGTAAATCTTGCTGGCTGAGTAGAGATTTGATAACTAAATTGGTTTATTCTTTTAAGGGGCTGGATTAGATTATAAACTCCTGTTGGCAAAAGAGTGCCATTAGGGTCACAAAAATAATAACCACTTGCTGGAGCAGGTCCAACAAGCAGCAACTGATTATTATAGATTACTCTATTTGTGGGCATTAGATTTTACTATGGTAAAGCAAACTAGCCATATAAGAATCCACTTGATGCTCGCAAGCAATTCCATGAATTTCTTCTACTGTCTTTTGATTTTTATCTACAGGAGAATCTATATACTCAGAGATTTTAGAAATCCAATTACTCTTTTCTTCGTTAGCGACTATGATTTTCGTAATGTCAAGAGCTACTTCTTTTTGCTTGTCGTTTAACTTTTTAAGTTTGTGCTTCTTCTTTAAAATATTTTCTACTTCGACGCCTAATTTGTTTGTGGCTTCTACTATGTCTTTTAACTTAGTTACGCTGTAATTTGCCTTGGAAGAAGTACCAACTGGTTTAACATTTTTAGTTGTTTGCTTGATACCAGTGCTTCCCGCTGGTCTTCCGGCATCTATTTTAGGACCACCAATTAATGGCTGATATAGACCTTTGTCTTTTAGATTAATGAAACTAGTTTGAGACTGGAGTGACTCGTCTGGACTTGGCAATACTCCTGTTTCAATAGCTTTAAGACCTTCCTCTGGGGTAAGAACTCCAAGCTCCATAAGGCGAGTATAAATTCTATTAAGATTTTGATCTGTCTTGAGATCCATATCTTCAAAGAATGGAGTAGGGAATACTTTGAACCCTATTTCTTTAGAAATCCTCTTGATTTCAGGCAGCAAGAAGTCTGTGATGAACGCTTGGCGAGCTTGTATTAGTTTTTGTCCTAAGAGAGAAACTTTTGTAGTAGTGTTCGCGAACTTTTCGTTTCCAACTAGAATATTATTTAATCCAATATTAATGTCTCTATCGATCACCTCATATTTTCTTGGATCAAGGATGTCTGCGATTTGAGGGATAACGAATTCTGCTTTTGTCGTATAGTCTGCAATAAGGACTCTACCAATCGATTGATTAGTAAAGAGATTTTGCATCGTTTTCAAGTTCTCTTGGTTCACTCCTCCCTTATCAGGTTCAGTTCCCATAGTTATAAGGAGAACGACTTGCTGAATTGTCCTTGTAAGCGCCATATCCATACGACGCATTTCAATTTTAGCACTTATATCTTCAAGAACTGGAAATCCCATTGGTACAGCAAAGGGCTCGTAGTCTTGCTTCTTGTAAAATACAGCATAAAACTTCTTTGTGTCTAAATGAAGTAGGACCGCTGTAGCTTTTCCTTTTAAAATTTGCTCTCTAACAAGAGGGTCAAGAGAGTTTAGTATCTCTTTATCTTCTTCTGTCCTTGGATTTCTAACTTGCTCAAGTTCGTAATCAGTTAGTACTTTATAATACTGCCCCCTATTAAAAGAAAGGTTACCATTGACTTGAACATCTGCTGGGTTAATGATTATGTACCTAGAAGGTAAAGAAATCTTTGCGGCTAAAGCTTGCGAACCAAAAACTTGACTAATTTTAGATATATCCTCTTCTTTAATTGTAGTGTCATATCTATAGATGAAAACGTTTCCAGAGCGGTAGTACTCTCTAAAGAATTTGTCTTGAAGAGCAGTGATGTTTATCTTATTGAATAGAGCTTGAAAGAAATCTCTTGCACTTTTATTTCCGCCTTTCAAATGAAGGTTTCCGCAAGAAAGCTCTGATAGCAGATCAATTGTATTCCTAAATAGACCAAAGTTATAATAAGCTTTTTGACACAAGATCACTGTATCTCTTACGTCAATGTTGGATTTATTATAGTTATAGCCAGTGGCATAGTTAAATGGCACCATGCCTTCATCGATATTGCGAAAACGATCTGTTCTCTCAATGGTTGATGCAGCATTTCTACGGCTTCTCGTCTCAGTGACTCTGCTTGCTACTCCGCCATGAGCAGGAGTAGAGCCTTCCACCATCATTGGAGCGAAAGAAGCTTCCTCAATTTTTTCTTTTTTAACCTTTGCCATAAGCCTAATAATTAATTACACATTTTAAATTAAAATTGGTGTAAATCCCGCAGCTACTATTTTATTTTCAGTAGTCATAATGTCATTATAACATTTGGAACCCCATTTCGCTAACATTAAAGCAGTGTAATTATCTTTCCTTGCTCTATTGGGAGAATTGGAACGCTTTAGGTGTTGAGGCAAGTCAAAATTAACAGACCCACGACTACTAGTAGTAAACTCAACTAATGAGCATTGTTTCTTGGTGTTGTAAACTAATAGGTCTTGGTGTTCTATTAAGTCTAGTTTGTTCCAGTCCTTGTTCTCTTCTACGAATATAATCTCTTCTGGAATTCTCTTATTAATCTCTTCATTGAAGAACGTTTCATTAGCTATAGTCTTTGAAGCGAACCAAATTTTCTTATAATCAATCGCTGCTTGTAGATTTTCGTTGCCTCTTCTGATGAATGTAGTGGTGAACACCTGCGTGACTGCTATCTGCTTGTTCTCAAGGTTGTATTTGCTCTTAGCTTTTTGGACCATCCTTGAATATTCAATACCCTCAAGATCAGAATCGAAATCAATAAATTTAATCTTCTCAGATTCTGAATTCACATATTGAGATTCATTATAAGTGTTGAAGAAGATATCAGCGCCAGCATTATCGCAGATTATATAAACGATATTAAAGCTCGTCATTAAGTAATGAAAGTATTTGATATGAGTATTTAAGCTCCCAAGTCCAGCATAACAATGTACCAGAGTATCGTTCTTATTTTCTCGGTCTATTTCTAAAATACCCATTGCAAAATAGTCAGCATTTGGACTGTCGCTCATGTTAGGGTCCATTGCTAGAATATATTGCTTACCACTATCTCCTTTAATTTGAGAATGGGGGCGTTCTTCGAATTTAAGGGTACACTCTTCCATTTTCTTCATGCTAAAATAAGAATCGCTACCATCAGTGAATTGAGCGCAATACTCTCTTAAGAAAGAAGCGTGAGAAGCTCCACCATTTTGCGCTTCTTCTGTAATTGAAGAGTCTATCATCTCTGGAGGAAGGGCTTCATAACTTAATTGAGAGACAAAATAAGTAGCACTTGTTGGTTCCTTTGAATAGATATTATCACACCACTCTTTGTAAGTCTTATAGAGGTTCTCAAAAGTATAAGAGGCTGAAGAGAGAGCAATCATTTTAGAAGTATTCTTAAACTCCATGCGGTCAGCTTCTGTCATTGCTCCTTGGCTAATTAAATCATCTTCTTGTTCGCGAATGCTAATACGTTCTTTAATATCTTGCGGTACAATCAAGAATGGCATCAACACGTTCTTAATGATGTCTTCTGGGAGGAGCATGAACTCGTCTAGCACAAGTACGTTAGCACGGAAACCACGAATCTTTTCGCCGTTTAGAGGGATAGCTTTTATTGAGCCTTCATTTATTGACCAATCGTATTCATCATTGCGTTTCGACTTTGCGCCGAACGCTTGCATCAAAAGATCTGCGCCTTTAGACTCAGTAATCTTTTCTATTGAATTAAAAATGCTTCTTGCTGTTCTAAATGTCGGACCAGCAATTAAAATCTTACTTTTGGGTTCAAATATGCATTGCAAAAAACAAAATACCGCAGCAGAAAAAGATTTGGAAGCACCACGGCCCCATACGTTCAGGTTAAAATTTCGATTCAACATCGCCTTGATTATAATCTCTTGATAAGGCCATAATTTTATGCCAGAAATTAGTTCTGTAGTTATGCCGATATTAGAACGCAAGAACTTGGCTAAAGTTATCTTAGCTTCTTTGTCTTCAAGAGTATCTTTTAGTCTAGAATATTCATCGTTTAGATTTGGAATTATTCTATTATATTTTTCTGGGGTATACCACATATTATAGCATTTTTAGATCATAACAAAGTTGCAGATCGTATTTAAAAAAGTTCTCATCAGTAGAGAACATCTTTTCTATAATTCTAACAGACTCTTTGCGCCCCTTTGCAAACAAGAATTGCACATGAGGATATTTTTGTATTAGCTCTCTGACGTTATGGAATATAAATTCAGGGTTTACCTTTGTAGCTTTCTTGTATACATGAGGCAGATGGTTGAACGACAGAGTATTACTTAAGCTTTCTTCTACAATGATGACCATGTTAGCTTTCGCTTCGCTTGCCTTCTCAATCTCTCGACAAAATCTTTCGTAACCTGCGCTTAGTGTCCCAATGAAATCAGAAATAGACTTCCTCTCAAAATAAAGTTTGCCATCGTAGCTTGGATGACTAAATCCATAGTCTCCGAACTTAAGGGTGCGAACTTCAGATGCCATATTGAAGATGAATGGCTTCTGTTCTCGGGTATCAATGTAAATGATTGAGTCTTTGGTTTGTAATTGAGTTAAGTTGTCTAAGCCTTTTGGGTAGACATATTTATTTTTAAAACCAATGTCTTCAGCAAGCTTGTGATAGCTACCAAAAATTTCTTGCAAGTAAATAACACTTGGGCTCAATACACTACGAAGCTCAACTTGAGAGGGCGTATACTGTAAGCTTTTCTTTTCTTTCCTCTTGATAAGAAAGTCTTTGCAATATTCTTTTTGCTTCTCTAGAGGCTGGGCCTTGAGCCAGTTCTTAAGATTGTTTTTATTATTAAAGTCAGTATTGAAATACTGTTCTTTATTTTTGTAGATGATTATTGAATTATCAAAAGCATCATAGCGAGGATGCTGTTGTTGATAGTATTCTATTACTCTAAGCTTATGAGCCTTTAGATGGCGATTGAAATCTGCATCTACTTCATAAACTTTCTGACATATTTTACATGTTTCAGCCATTTAATACCTCATCTTCTGAAATTCCTAAGATACGACACTTGATTTCATCCATTGTAGACAGGCGGTCTATTTCGTTTTTGACCATCGCCTTTCTCCTTTCAGCAAGGTTCAATAACCTTGTGCGAGAGTCTTCTTCTTTCCACATCTGGACTAAATTAAGGATACTGGCGTTCTCTTTTATTTGTTTACTAAGACGATCACTTCTTTTTACTTTAAGATCATTAAGAAGTTTTTGCTGACGGATAGTTGATTGATTATATTCGTTTCTTGCACCGCTGATGGCCTCAATAAGAGCCATAGGAATTTTGCCACCCCCATCAACTTCCATATCAATCTGATCTTGAAGGGTTTGGATTGTCTCTTGGATATTAGCAGAGATTACCACTTCAGTAGCTAGGACAATATATTGGTCTACCTCTTCTTGAGTGAGGTCTGGCTTGTCATAAGTATAGCGAACAAAAGAACTCTCTAATAACTCACGATCAATATTAGAAGAGTAACTATTTATTTGATGCAAGAACCGATAAGTATGCATATATCCAATGATGGCATTAATAGCCGCCTTCTGGCGCGAAGTGACTTTGTCTTTATCAATACCTTCATGGACGTACCTATTGACACGAAAAAGCATGCGCTCAAAAGTCTTTGGCGGCATGTATTGAGAATCTGCAAGGCTCTCTGTCTCTCTTTGAGAGACTGGACCTGCTTGAATTACTTTTTGATCAAGGGTCTTAATAAAGTCTATTACTGTACGGGTCTCTTGACTGAGGCTAGTAAGATTTTGATTATTAAACACATTTTTAGTAATCTCAAGTGCGCCCATCGATCCTGCATTATTAGCAGCAAACTCTTTTTGTTCTGGAGACAATTCAATCTTATCTTTTGCTAAGTATTCGTATGAAGCCCTTGCTTTAATTTGTCTTGTTGATAAAAACTCTTTAACCTTCTTGCCGTGCCAACTTCTACCGTCTGCGCCTTCAGCGTCAGGAAAAGCAACCCTAACAAGTTCAATCAGAGAAGGAGGATTAGAAGGGCGGTTGTTCCACTCATTTAAAATTGCCAGCCTCTGCTGATCATTAAGTTCTTGAGGTTGATTTTCATTTTCAGCCATAAATTTCCACTTCTCCATTCACAATGCACTTCTTGGCTTTTATAAGAATGGAACGTTTTAAGTTTTTTATCTGTTTATATCCGGGGGAACGATTCTTTTCAGTAGTCTTGAACCCTAATAATCTTGCCACCTCTTCTTCTCTTTGGTTCTTTAAGCAAAGCATCTCATATACCGTCCACTCTGCTGGCTTTAAGACTTTCTTTAACGCTGAAGATAAACTTTCAGTACTCCTTAGAAGGTCAAAACCTTCGTTAGTCATATCATGGACTTCTTTGATATGATTCTCAAGAGGAAGAGTTATTTTTGTATTAAAAGCATCTTTTTTATTGCTCTCCCAATGGGAATACAGTGGGCACTTCTTGCACTGTTCTCCATATATTGAACAAGAATCATCCCACTCTGCCGCCGCACACTTCAGACAAGGTCTAGCATAATTACCATAGTTGTTTCTTATAATGTTTTTTATTTGATTAGATATGATGATATTTAACCAAGGGGCAAGAGGTTTTTCTTGATCATATAAACTCCATTTTTTGTAAATATGAATCCTTAGTATTTGCTCAACGTCCTCGAAATCAATCCAAGACAGCGCAGCAAGGGTCCATTTGTTCTTGCGTTTTCGAATTTCTTCGTCTACGATAGCGATGTTCTTTTCAAAGGTTTCTTTTGGGACTTTTTGAATCATTTTATTTTTGCCTTAATGTGCCAGCTTCTTGTTTGAATATCTTCATCATCTCTCTGGCAGAGACTTTTTCTGCAAATCTCTCTTGCCCTTGGAGTAGTTGATCTGGTACAGTGCCAGCAATCTTAGAAAGAGATTCTCTTCTCGGTACATCAAATTCAATATCAACATCTAGCCCGCCTATTAATTCAGGAATTCCGCTAGAGCCATCTCCCTCATCATCATCATCATCAGAATTATTCTCTTGTTGTCCGCTAACTTTATTTTCTATCACTCTCTTATCTTGGGGCTTTTCTACGACAGTACCGTAGAATGGTGTGCCGCATGAAGAGCAAAACTTCGGCTTTGCTTGAGTATATAGATTAGGATTTCCGCAGTGAGAGCAGTAAATTTTTTGCATAATTCATTAATTCATTATAGTATAATAACAGTGAAAAAGCAAGTGTAATTACAAATAAGATGAAATATTCGTTTAAAAATCATGAAAAGATTGAATACAGCATCGATTGGGTCAAGCCGCCTACGGGGCTCTATGGCATATGCGATTCTCCAGAGACGGAGCATGCAAATATTAAAATTGATCCTACATTAAGTAAACAGAAAACAATCAATATACTAATACATGAAGTATTACACGCATTTTTTTGGCAAGAATCAGAAACAAAAGTGACTAAATGCGCTAATACTTTGTCAAGACTCATCCACCAAAGGATGAAGCAAAAGTTTAATGGATGATTGATTTATGTTTAGTGATTTTTTCAACAATAAAGCGGACAATACCACTTCTCATGATGTCTTCTGGCCCAAGCTTAAAGTATTGAATGCCATTATCTCGGCTCTCTTGGTCTTGGAAGATATCGCAGAACTCTTTGAACCCAGACTTCTTGCCTAGGTCATTTTGCATGATAGTATCACCACAGACAAATAACTTACTAAATTTACCCATTCGGGTTGCCGCCGTTACAAGAGAGTCAAACATCATGTTCTGACCCTCATCTAAGATAACAGAATTAACGTTAAAGGTATATCCACGAAGGAGAGAAACAGGATAAGTTTTAATCCTCTCTTGCTTACTTAGTAATTCGATGCCAGACTTATTTAGTAATTCTTGTAATTTATCGAACAGAGGCACGTTATAAAAGAAAGTCTTTTCATCTAGATCGCCAGTCAAGAAGCCAGTTTGGCCATCTGTGCTTTGAATTAGGGATCGGATATATACAATATCAGAAATCTTTTTTGCTTTTAGTAATTCTAGAGAACAATAAACACTTAGTAGTGTCTTTGCTGTACCGGGAAGGCCATCTAGGATAACTATATTAGTAGTCTTATCTAGGGCTGCTTCTATAATTTGTTCTTGTTTCGGGGTCCATTTTAGTTTGCGAATTTCAAAATCATCTTTGACTTTGTCTTTTTGAGTAACGTGTGGGGAGTTATCTTTTTTTGACATTTTGATAGCCTTACTGTTTTAATTACATGTATTATATATAATGAGGAATAAATTTCGAGCAATAGTTGTTGACCCTAATACTAGCAGGAAGAAGATCTGTTGTGAGGGTTGCGAACTATCATATAGTAAAGAGGATTATTTATTATTCTTCACTGCTCGTAAACTCATTTATTTTAATATGATTGCTGAAGATGGGAAACAAATGAAGATTTGTGATGGTTGTCTAGTAGCCCTCGCTTCAATGACTTGCGCGAAATATGATTTGCCATATATTACTATTGTAATTAAAAGCGAGCAAAATACAAAACAAATAAATATTGAATATAGCGGAGATAAATATTTTGAAGAAGAACTACTAAAAGTCTTTAGCAAGATCCGCTAATTCCTGTCGCACTTCTTCAGGTCTGTCTTCTGGGAGAGTTGAATTCATCATGTATTTTATTGTTTTAAGCAAAGAGCGGATATCGTTTTTATTTTTTAGCGTATTGCCTTCAAAAGAAACAATCTTAACATTGCCCGTCACATAACCCTTATTTGGGTCTATCCTATCTAAAGATGCAGATCTTTTATTATCTACTCCTGACTTATATAGTATTTCGCAACCCAAAATGGGGCAGATATTATTTTTAAGACTTATCAAGTACGCGAGAGTGAGATTGAATTCTAATTTTTTTCTTTTTGACCTCTCTTTAGCATGGCGAAGGATTACTTTCCTTAGATAGTAATTTTCTCCATTTTCAGAGTCATTCATCCTCCCCTTATCTCTCTCGTATTCTAGGATGTGACAGCAAGGATTGCATTTGCCTTTTATTCTGTTGAATTCTGTTTCTTCTTTTTCTATGTTACAGACAGAACACTTGATTAACATTAGATATATCTACACAAGCTATATCTAAAAAAGGTATTTTTCACAGGGGGGTCCGGGGATTTTTTGACCTTGCAAAGTTTCTGGGTCTTCCTTTTGGCCTTATTTTTTGAGAAATAGGGGGGGTCTTATATAGAGGGATATACTAATTAAGAGAAGGAGAGAGAGGATAGATTTCTTTAATAGGTGCATTAATAAAAGAAAGAATTAGTAAATGAGGATAGAATGATAGAGGGATACATTAACAAGAGGTATATTAATAGAAGAAGGGCAGAATGATAGATTGTTTTAATTGGCATATTAATAAAAGAACAAATAGTATAAAAGGGGCAGAATGATAGAGTGATATATTAATAAAAGAAGGTTTTATTGATTAAGGGCAGAATGATTTTTAGACCCCCCCGCCCTACTATTTGGAAAATGTCGGGCATTATTTTCAAAAATGGGGGGGATGTCAAGACAGAATCAGGGCACGAAAAACCCCGCCGTGTGGGCGGGGTCGCGTTGGTCACTCTAGGTTGCCCACGCTGTCAAGCTTGAAAAGGAGGATGTCGGGCGGCGTGTCGGACTTGTCTTTGCGATAGGCGTGAATGGTTTCCAATTCCTCCGGGGTTGCTTCACGCTTGTCAACGAGATACCTCACGGTACGTTGCGCGGTTGTCGGGTCGCACACTAGGTAGAGGGTGCCGTTGCTCTTGTGAACCGCCAGCCCGTCGATGACGCGCCCTTCCTCGTCGCGCATCCATTGCCAGTAACTAGTGCCGCCAGCGGGTTCACGCCCTTCCTTTTCAAGGCGTCGGCGGTACGTTTCAACGCCTGAAACGCGAGCCACCACACGGTGATCCCGTGTGACTCGACCCGTGAGCGGGTTAAGGGGGACGCCCTTGCGTCCGCCCGTTGCCATTTCATGCGCTCCGGTAACCAGAATGGTTGCCAGTTGTCCCGCCCTGATGTCTCCAATTTTGATTCCCATAGTTTTTGGTTTTTTAGTGCCGCTCACTTGCGGCAAAGAGAGACTGACACAGGCTCCATCTGAGTGTCACCAACTTTCTCAAAAGGTTTTTCCCTACCTGCGCTAAGGGAAGCAAGTCCCATGCCAAGTCTAGGTTGGCACACTCTTTGCTCCCCAGCAAGTCCTATGCCAAGTCCGTGGAAACGATAGTTTTCCAATCTGGGGTCCCCAATTCCGAAAACTATGGTTGCCCATAGGTTGGCACGCTTCCTGCTACCTAGCAAACGTCGTGCCAAGTTGGTTGGCACACTTCGTGCTACGGCGCGCCTGCTAGGGAAAGCCCCTAGAAAAAATAGTCAAAAAAATAGCTTCCATCCTTTGTCATTATATAGTAGATTCTCATTGTCGGTTTATAACATATAAAAACATTATGATTGATCTTAATAAAGTAAAAGCCGGTCAGATTGCAACAGTATTGTTGCAGGGTGAATATAAAATGAATAAAGGAGGCAGAAGCGGAGTGCCTCTTAATATATACAATGGGCGCGTGACGCGTAAATATAAATTCGCCATTACGTTGGCAGGTCCCGAAACATATTATAATAAATATCCAGAGTCCATTGGTAAATCATCATGGTTTGAGTTTATCAAAGATGGTTTAGTTAAACATAAAACGACAGGCCAGCTGTATATAGCTGGATTGCCATGTGATAATGATAATAACAAATACGAATTGTTCGTTGACGGTCGTCCTATAACTTCGGAAGAATATAATACTATTCAATCATACCGGCAAGAAAAAGAAGAACCGAAGTTCTTAACGATCAACATCGACAATGTTGTTAACATCGCCGATTAATATATAAACAGTGGGGCGCGAATACTATAAACGCGCATTTAATAACAAAACACTATAATAATATGAACGAAGCAATATCACTAGACGAAATGATTCAAATACAAATAGCTCTTGAAGCTATTATCATAGATTGTGATAAGTTGGTATCTAGTTGTAAACATTTGGGTATCGATGGCAACCACTGGATTGATAAAAAAACTATCGTGTCAAGTGCCCTAAATAAAATAGAAACCAAATATAATAACGGCGAGCTATGATTATGCTCCTGCTCCTGCTTATAATAGCAGGAATGATTAAGAAATAGTATCAACCCTCTATATAATATATAGGGGGTTTTTATTATAATATAGCAAGTATCGTGCCAAGCTTGCGGAAACGATAGTTTTTCGTTTTGGGGAGCCCAAATCCAAGAACTATCAGCCCAGTGATGCATCACTAATATACTATTATTTGACCTTTATTTGCGTAATATTTGCGTAATGTTTTGTTATTATTAGACATAAAAAA